GTTTGAACAACGTTTTGACATGGAAGAGTTTACCGAACTATTTACAGGTAGTAACTTTCGTACTGGTGTGGGTAACTCTGTAATTGAGGAAGTCGCACAACTAGCAGACGCTACTGATTTAACTGCGGGTGAAACATCTGGCCGTTTGCTAGGTAGAACATTTGGTAACTGGTTAGGTACATGGGCAGTACCTCTAGGTCAGATCATTGACGCTGAACGTGCTATAGGTAGACGTGGTACAGAGTTTAAGGACGTGTCTACCGATCCTACCCTTAGCTTTACTAGTACAATTGGTAAAGAAGTTACTCGTAGTGTAAAGCAACGTGGCATAGGTGTATCACCAGATGAAGAGGCGGCTGCGCCACGTAAGGAGTATCCATTCTATTCTGAGGGTAAAGAACGTTTGTACCCTTGGATGAAGTTTGGTGGTCTTACTATTACAAATAAACCAGATGAAGAGGGTGAATATTTTAAACGACTAGGTTTTAGTTGGAAAAGTTTTGGTAGTCGTAGTAAAGTGCCAAGCATAAAACGCTTTGAACAAAGCATGGTAAACGGATACTTGCCTACGCTAACTGAGATCGCACAAGATCAAGAGGTAAGATTTCGTAAAGAGTACAACAATGCTAGTAGTACGGTACAAGAAACATTTACAGAAGATGAGTTCGTGACTAACAAGCTACGTCCTCTTGTTGGAACAAGGCTACGTAAATTTAAAGAAAAGATACGTGCTGGTGCTATTGCACAGGGAGATGACTACGCCAAGGCAATGACTAAGTATAGAAGGGTAACACCAGACTATCGTAGGTTAGCTACTACAGACTTTGTTGATAGGTACGGTAAGTCACCAGACCCCCTTGAAGCAGGGGACTTGCAAAAACTTATAGCAATAGCTGACGGGTACAAAGGTGCATTTAGTCAATAAGAAAAGGGGGCAATTAAGCCCCCTCTTTTTTTGTCTATCGTGTGTCTCCACTACCACCTATTGTTCCTGCCTTGTGTCTGGCTGATAGCTTCTTCTCATTCATTGCTGCTATCATACCTAGTGTCAGGTTGAGATCAGTTGCTAGTGCAGCACAGTACCATAACACATCTCCTATCTCACTAGAGATTTGTTCTCGCCAATCATCTGGCCTACCGTCTGGCCCGTCACGTATGAGTTTCTTAACCTTGTTAGCTACCTCACCTGCCTCACCTGCTAGTCCCAGTGCGGGATACATGATACGGTGTTCGTCAGGATAGATAGCAGTCTTTGCTGCCATTCGTTGATACGCATTAAAATCAGACATGTTGTACTTCTCCTTGAGGAACTGTTCTACTTCTTGTTCTAGCTTCATTATCTTTTACCCGTTTCATGTTATCGAAATAGGCTTTATCAAATCCCCTATTCCACTCACGATACTGCATCGTATCTTTATGGAATGGATTGACATGACGGTTGTACCTGAAACCATCATACCCCATATTGTACTGAACCTTTAAGGGTGCATCGTACTTTCCCAAACCACGTGACGCTCTAGTCTTCTTTATCATAGGATGATCTCCTTATATTAGTTTAATAAGTTTTGCTTGTTTGTAGGGTACGTGATAGAACTGTTCCCCGTTAGTTATGTTTCGTCCCCTTGCTTCCTTTAGTTTGTCTTCCGTTAATAGAGAACTGTCAATACACCACGCCTTAGATAGATCACCACTAAAGATGTAGAACTTTAGGTTGCTGTGATGCTTACCTAGTAGGCGCTTCTTACGTTCAGGTATACGTATCTCTGCCCAGTGCGATGGCCAATCACCATTCCATGCTGTCTTTACTTCTGCTTCACTGTAGTAAGTGACGTTGCCCTTTTGTGTTATAAGGTCTGCGTCATAAGACTCTGTACTATCTAACAACTCGTGACCCTCTTTGACTAAGTGACTAATGAGCGCCCTCTTAGCTACGTCATCGTACTTGCTATAAAGATTACTTGAGAATGGTTTTCTATACGCTGCGGCCATGTGTGTTACTCCGATTCTGTTTTAGTGGATAAGTTTTCTTTTAGTTTAACTAGTAGTACATTAGCTGCAGTCATCACACTTTGTAGTTGGTAGTTTAACTGAGTCTGTACATTTTTGTTGTAGTTTATTTCTGATAGCATATTCTTTTGCAAGTCAGTGAAGTCATCTGACTCATATTCAATATCGTCTAACGTTACTTTTACCATTTATATTCTCCTTTAGGTTAGTGTAAACACCTCTTACGAGATGTCTACAATTTCACATGAATCACCACTACATGCCAACGTTTGCATGGCGTTAGTGTTGTCGTCTTTCTCGTGCTCAGACAGCCCAGCCCAATCAATCTTCTTAGGCATAGCCTTTAGTAACACATTGTATACATCCTTGTCCACCTCTTGATAGGGTGCTTGCTGATAACTATGATCAGAGTGTGGTAGAAATGACACACCTGACATCTCATCGAAGTGTTCGTACACAAATGCACCCACTGCCATCCACTCACTGTCCAAAACTGTACAAGTAATACTTGGTTTATGTTCGCACCAGTGGCGTTGATACATTAACCATGTCTCCAGTTGCTCAATGGCAGTCATGTCGTTACGTGTCACTGAGTTCTTAGGTGACTTAATAGGAAAGCTGAACACTGTAGTAGTGTCAGGCTTCATAACGCATGACTCATGTGGTACGCCTTGGTCTTTCATAAACTGTGTTAGTCCGTCTTTGTTGTCTCCTCTGACGGTTCTGATATAATAGTTACTGTGACGGGCATGTATTCCAGAGGCGCTGTCCACCAGTTGAGATACGGTTCCTGACGGCTTGACACAGCTAATAGCTGCCGATACAGGGATGCCCAATATACCAGCCCAATAAACGTTAGTGTCAACAGCAATCTTTTTAAGGTGTTCAAGAGTTTCACTTAGTCCTTTATTCTTTAGTGTCATCAATGGGTTATCCATTAGTCCAGTTAGTGACACACCCAATAGACGTTCTTCGTCTGTGTTCTTCTGCCATATCTTACGTAGGTATGGAAACTTTGTTAGGCTAGACTGTATAGTACCAAGGATGGTAGCCATACGTACCTTCTCTTCAAGTGACTCAAGGTCATCTGTTGCTCGTACAACTACCTCTGTTAGATTACAGAACTGATAGGGTCGTAAAATTATCTCACTGCAAGGGTTAGTGCCGAACTCAAAGTTAGGGTCACGTCTACCATTCTTAGCTGCTTGTTTCTTAGATGCCTGTCGGTTGAAGATACCACGTTCACCTGACTTACTCTCTACTAATGAGATCCATTCACGCATGAATGTCTCCATGTCTGGCTTCTCTGTGTAGCATACGGAGTTGTTAGCTAACGCACGATGTGCTGCACCATCCCACCAGTTGCCTGACTTAGCGTGACGCATACGATCATCAGATAGATTACTCAATGAAATCATAGCACTACGGCGTACACCACCAACGACTACGATCTGTCCAATGAAGCACATAAGATCGTGACACTCCATGCTTGACAGTCTACGTCCCTGTGCTGTCTTGAATGTTGACACAGCGAAGTGAAACAAATCTACAAGGGGTGCAGGCCCACTAGCCCTACCACCAAATGTCTTGAGCCTTGCACCCGCTGGGCGTACCTGACTGACATCCCACTTAGGTATCTCACCTGCCCACAGTAATGCAAGCACCTGACGTAGTGCCTTAGCCCAACCTTCTTTGCTGTCCTTTACTACTACAGTTGTCTCACTAACGTACAACTCAGGTATCTCTGGTAGCTTGCTGATGAACTGACGCTCAACACTAAAGCCTACCCCTGTGCCACAGAGGAGGATGTACATGGCCTCATCGAATGACTTGGGATCGTCTACTGGTAAGTAACTACAGTTGAACCCTGCCGTGTTGTCACGGTCTAGTGCTGGTCCAGCTGACATCATTGCCCTCATGGATGGCATAACGTCCAAGCTAAGGATAGCTTCCTCAATCTTGCTTGCCTGTATGCCGGGAATTGCAGCAACCTTACGTACTACGTTGTCAATGTATCGGCCTACTGTCTCTGACCATGACTCCCTGCGGCCATCTGTGTCTAACCAACGTGCATACCGTGAGGTATGGATGAAGGCTTGGTAGTCTGTTGGTAAAAAGTTATTCATGTATGTCTACTCCGATACTGTTTTCATTGATTGTATTGTCATGCCATCTACATCATAGATGAACTCTTGTAGTATTTCTCTTATCTCATCGTTAATAAAATTGTCTGCTGGCATTTGGTATTCTGTCTCATCTATGTTAAGGGTTAAAAAAACTTTAACTATCATTTTGATCCTCAATTAGTACACTGAGATACCACTGTGCTTTATTCAAATCTTCCACACCATTCTTGTATCGGTAACGCCACAGGTATTTCATTATGTTACCCTGTAGGTAGAAAGAGAAACCTTCTTCTCCCGTTGCTGCTCGTATAGCATCAATGCACTCAACACCAGCAAAGTTGTAGTGGGCAGGTGAGTTTACCATGTCATCCTCTGTAAGTTTGTTCTTGTTCATAAGCTATGCCCCTTTACTTTTAAAGTTAACGTTGATTACATTCTCTTCTACACTAGATACTATTAACGATTGTCCATCATCTTCCTCTGGCTCACTCTCTACCCTATCAACTATAGTATTTAACAAGTTACGAACGTGATCGTCTTCTTCCATAGCGGGGACTGCTGCACATACCATCTTAGTTATACCTATTAGATTGAAGTGATCTTCATCAGTCAGGTTGTTTTCATCTGTGGTAACAGTACCCACTAGTAACTCACCCGTCCAGTTGCCCATGTCATCTAGGAAAGGTGTCAACCTAATGATGTAGTCATTCGGATTGAAGTCCAGAAATACTTTGTCTTCTATCATGTGTGCTATCTCCTTTTTACTTTTTTGTAGGGGCAGTGGATCAGCGAGGGATGCATGTCCTTACCTTTTTCTTCTAACCATTCGAGAGGAATGATCCTGTCGTGATACTTTATACCATTCTTTTCACACCATTGTCCATAGCTACTTTTAGCTCCCTTACTTAATTTCTTTTTACT